ACAGTATTTGACCCCATAAGAAGATCTATAGCATCACGATGTTTTCTTGCAGTAAGTTTACCACCATCTACTTCAAATTTTATCTCTGTCTGTGTCTTATCTGCTATATCATAATTGTTGAATGGATCTACAACAAAACCGTTCTTGAATCTGTCAAGACCAGTGGTTGGATCTTTGATAGTAAGTGCAGATGTCTTAGTCTCAAGAAGTGATAGAGATGTAACCTCTTCTAATGTCTCAATTCTAGTCTCTAACTTACCAATATCTTTCATGGTATAACGTCTGTTTGCTTTGTAGTTGATTTGGACTTCACCACGAGCGTTATACACATAAGGTGAATACTCAATATCTGCTAGTAAGAAACTACCGTTGATAACATCAGGTAACACAGGGTTTTCACTTGGTGTACCTTCTACAACAGTAAAACTACTATTAGGATTGATGTATAACCTATCCTTTCTACCAAGATAGATGTCATAATCAAATGTTATATTCTCATTACTCTCTAAAACAGCACATGACTGACCAGTAGCACTAAAGTTTCTTGAAGCAAACTCAAATGGAGATCTAGAACCACTGTAATTAGCAACACGTGGACGTAAATCTATGATATCAGTATTTCTCTGACCATTCAATGTAGGAACAGAATCATATTGTGCCTTTTCATAAGATGATGCTGTAACTAGATCACCAGAATCCTCAGAATTTATAGTGTAGTGATCCATGTAGATTTTCAATCTACCATTTGGTTCAGCAGCAGTTCCTTTTCTTACCAGACGTCCAAAATCATAATACTCATCTCTCTGACCATTATCTAATAAGAAGTTTGAACGAATATTAGGATCGCCAGGTGAGACAACAGAGATATTTGCTTTTACACCAGAGGTGTCAAATGATATCTCCTCGGTCTCTATGAAGGTCTTAGAGTTCTTGACACATATTTCTACCCCATCTGCACCAGAACGTGCTAGAACGTACGCTGAACATCCTGAGGACTTACCTATACCTACCTCTCCAACGATAATATCTGAGTTGTTACTACTAGGACCTGTGAAAGATGCCATAGTAATCTTTGGTATTGTTGGATCACCCTCATTTGATGATTCAAATACAGCATGAACTTCAACAACATCAGGAACGTCTAATGATATCTCTCTATCTTGTACTCTCTTACCATATATTGCACTTGTTGTAAGACCAGAACCATCTCCAGATGCACCAGCATTCTTAGAACCAGTAACCACCAATTCACCTGACTTTACAAGTGTCTTTGATTTAGATGTAACTTTAGACTTCTGTTTAGTTACATGTACATCAACATTAGATGATTGGTTAGCAGTCAAACCAGATATAGTTGCACCCTTACCACCATTAGTCAATACAAATTGGTCAGATTTTAGATCCTCTACACTACCATCATTGTACATGATGTTATATCTTTCCTCATCAAATCCTGCATACACAAATTCTGTACCTATCAATGAAGGTAGATCCATCTGACCTCCACTATTAGAGGTTTGATTTACCACCTCTTCACGAACAAAGAGAGTTGAATCAGTAAGATCAACAGACGCAACATAATTGTGTGGCATATCTGCTGATAAGAAAGCATCTTTTGATTCTCTTAGAAGACCAGAAACAACTTTCAATCCACTGACTGCAATAGCACCTGTTGGTAGTGTACCATCACATACATTTGATACGTCAGCAACATCATCTACAGTTGCAGTTAGACCAGTAGCAGCTATAGCAGTAACTTTATGGTAACAAGGAAGGTTTACACCACTCTGAGTGTATTCTATGATATCACCAACCTTCAAGAATTTTGCCCAACCTGTACCACTAGATGATAGTGTGCTTACACCACCAGATGGAGCACTGATTGAAAATCCTCTTGCTCCAAAATCTGTTTTTGTTTCTAGTAAAACGTCAGCAGTGAATGTTCTACCACCACCAGTTCCTCTGACTGATTTTACATCAGATATATCATACTCTGTAGTAGCAGTTATGATGAAACCTTGTGATACACCATTTATTATAATCTGTTCACCATTTACAAACTTACCAGAAGTTTCAGATAGTGTTAGTGTTGCTGAATTAGAAACGTCAGTCTTCAGCATACCTCTAGCACCAGATCTAGAACCCTCTATAAGTGCAGGAGCATTTAGAGATATTGCGTTGTTGATTGTGATTGATGTATCAGTTACGATGTCATACATGAACAACTCATATACTGATGAATCATTGCTATAACCGGAGTTCTGAAGTTTATAATCATACACTCTTGCTCTACCAATCACATTACCAACAGAGTTGGATTTAGTAGATTCTAGTCTTGCATCTCTAAGTTCTATAGTATCTGTGGTGTCCATTTTGATTTGAGCACCAGCTAATACGTTGTTTAGTCTAAGTCTATTTCCTGCTACGAAAGGTATTGCTCTTGTCTCAATAGTCTTGGTAGTTCTGGGTTTTACAACATCAACAAATGCGTTACCCATCACTTGTGTCTCATATCCCTTCACAAATGCTTTACCTGGACCTATGCGGAGACATAGTAAATCTTTTGATGGTTTGTTTCCATCTTCTGTAATTTGATTTGAAGTAAACTGACCGAAAGTAGAGTACCTATCATTCAGACATTCTTTTGCTTCTATATCAAACTTAGTGACATAATAGTTTCCACTTTCATCGTATGTACGACGTGCAAACTCCTTTGCCAACTCAGAATATACAGTTCTATCAACAATATTTCTTACTTCACCTTCATGTGCCCTCATCAGTTCAATGAAGTTCTCATCATTGAAATCTGTTGTAAGTTTTTTAGTAAGTTTTAGTTCAATCTTCAGACGATCAGAGCCAGGTGCAGTAAAGTTACTGAATCCAGCAGCGTTATCGTATAAAGTATCATCATCTACAGCAGTTATAATACTCTCTACAACATTGAAACCAACTCTATAACTAGGAGTATTATCATACTGATCTAGTATCATAGATTGAGTTTTTACTTCTACGAAAGCACCCCTAGCGAAGAATACACCTCTGACAATTGTAAAAGCACTACCAGTACCAGTAGCATTTGAAGTAGTCGCAGTAGCAAAGTCAGATCCTTCTTCAATTGTTGTTACTCCATAGGTGAACGTAGATAATGTAATCAGATTTTCACCATCAAGGAATGTTTCACGAGTCAAATCATCAGAACTACCCTCATACTTGATATAAAGAGTTGTTGCTTGCTCTACAGAATCTGTCTGTGATAATACTTTTATAACCTTCGCTGTAACACCAGAGTCTTTACCTTTGATACGTAGTCCAACAAGATGTGAGTAATAGCCTTCTACAGGAACACCAAAAAATGTAGATTCTATTTTGACATATGTGTAGTCAAAGTCATAGTTGAACTTACCAGGTATAACTATTGACCCTTCTTTGAATATATGTTTTCCAAACTTCTCTATTTGCCCTTGCAAAATAGATTGCAAAGTCGTTAGTTCTCTTGCCTGAACGGGAGTTCCGGGTTTGAATAGGACTTTGTTATAATTCTTTTCAGAATCAAAATCGTCGAAATATGGACTGACGTTTAGGTTGGTGTTCTGTGGCATCGTATCAGAATTCTAAGATAATTTTTATATCTTCACGTTGGTTAGTTGCTCTTGTGACTTCAGGTCTATTATCAAGGTAGATAATATCTCCTGAGTACTTCTTAATCTCTGGGGAAGCAATACCAGAGGTAAATGTTTGACCGAAATAATATGCTCTATTGTTTACTGTAGTAGAAACTCCTGTAAACGTATTATCAATTGCAAGGGTTTCTGTACCCCCTGTTGTTTTTACAACAACGTTCAAACTCCCGCCTGTAGCAGGGGAAGCCGTGAATCTATTTAGTGCAAATTGGGAAAGGGAAGTTGCGTCACCAGAAGCAACTGATCTATCCTGCCAATACTGCAATACTTGAGTTGCTGGATCGTAGTTGACGATTCTACCTAAAGCAGTAGCACCTGTTCCTACAGTTTGACTTACAATACCATCAACTTCAACGGTCATTGTTGTTGACGCTGCACCAGCAAGTCGTAATCCATAAACCCCAGTAGCACTAGGATCTGTCAGTATGTTTGTACTGCCATTGACTTCAGGATTCTTGATGATTCCAATTCTTGCAAATTGGTTTCCAGTTGGGAAGTCAGGGTTAGTTACATCAGCATTTTCAATTCTACTGTAAACAAGAACCTTGTTAGATCCTAGTTCACGATAGACATCAGCACCATGTCCACCAGGTGGTGGTATGATAACTGAGAAAGATGCTCCTGATCCTGTAACAACAGCATCTAAATCCAAAGTAGCAAATGTGTATCCTGAACCTCCGTTTGTTACCTGAACAGCAGTTGGTTTACCATTGGTAAATGTCACTGATGCTAAACCACCAGAACCATCACCTCTGATAGGCACATTATTTTTAGTACCAGTGAACTGGTATGAAGCACTTGCTATATCATCTATTGTGATAACTTCAATCTTTCCATCTACAGAAGCATTCTTTACATCTGCTGTGTCAGTAGAAGTTTTCCAGTTTGCTGGAACTGGTATAAAGTCTGCACTATCAAATTTTATAATATCGCTAGGTTTGATTGTGAAAAGATACTTCCAAATATATCCATCACTCTCAAGTCTAGGTTGCAAATCTGTATGAAGAGGTTCTTGTAATGAGATAATACCTTTTCCAGAGTTGGAAGGTGCAGCACCATTATAGATGCACTCATAGATTCTGAAATCAGAGTTGATAACGTAGTAATTACTATTATATAAACTTGTGGAACTCGTTTGAGGTGTTGTATTATTGATACTATAATCATGGCGATACATCTCGTAAATTGAACCGGTTGTCCATTCTCTTTTTCTTATAACTCTCAATACGTCTGCTGAATTTATCTTCTTCGCACTAATCAAAGTATCATAAACATTATCATGTTCATCAAAATTGTCAATGGGGGAAGGAGTATTGGTGTTCCAGTCAGACGCTACAGTGGTTGCATTAGGCAATCCTATGAAAACATAATACGAATTATCCGTGGTTGATATCCCACTGACAAAGTTCTCAGCATTCAGCACTCTAATCTGATCAGTTATAATCGCTGGCATTTACCTAATTAATTTCTATCAATCTATTTATGGGTAATCCACAAGTAATTTTTCATCTCTGATGACTTGTGGTGCAGTGGATAGTCCAGTAACACCGTCCAAAGTGTTGACTGCGAAGGAGGTTCCAATAGATCCTGTGACAACTTTACCCCAAGAATAAGACCCGTAGTAATTACCTATAGCACTACTGAGACCTGTGAAGTTGAGTCCATGACCTGTCTCAATATTGACGTGAACTCTGACTATCTGTGCGGTAACATCTTCTATATCAGCAATCTGATAAACTCCATCAATAAATTCTGTTGCGATACCAACAATAGCATTATCAGCACTATTTTTAGATGTCAATCCAGTACCAACATTAGATCTACTCACCATCATATAATCACCCGTTTGGATACCAGTTTTTGTCAAACCACCAAAACGAGTGCTTCTCAATGAGTTATCTGTTGGTAGATACAGATGCATTGATAGTCTTGATGCTGCTACACCAACACCTATGATATTACCCTCATCTCCAAAAATATTTGCAGATGTTTGTTTATCAAGTTTCATCTCAAATGTAGTAGAACCAAATCCTGTTTCAAAATTATCATCTACAATCTTGATAGGGAAGTCTGTAGTCGGAGTATAACCAGTATTCGTCTCAGTTTTCTTGAACGCTAATGTACCACCCATTACATACGCTGTTGAGTCACCAGTATCCACTGATTTTATCAATCTTGTAGCAGGGAATATTCTTGGTTCGTACATATCTCTTGATTTACTTACCTTCACACCTTCAATAAACAAATCATCTTGTTGTTTAGACCACATAACTGGTCTTCTTGGTATTTTTGTAGCAGATATGTTGACACCTTTATAGTTTGTAGTCTGTAAGGAGTCTCTTGCTAAAATACCTCTAACTATTCTCTCATCTTGTCTCTTAATTGACAGACCATCACCAGTTTTGATTGTCTGTAGAGATGTTGTTGTAGAAATATCTTTATCAGTACCTCTGTAGAATAGTATTTGACAGACAGAACCCTCAACTGGTGGTTCTAAAAACTCTATTTGTGTACCACCTTCAAATTTGTATGCCACACCTGGTTTTTGTAGGGTGTCATTCACAAATATCATCAGTACATCTTGTAAACTTAATATTGATCCTTCAGTTTTTTCGATACTAATCGTTATGTTATTCTCTCTTAGAGTAAATATCTTCTTCCTACCATCAAATTGATCAGATATATCATCAAGAACTTGTAATTTACCAAATACAAACCCAGTAAACTCATCATCTGCTGTATCTACGACAGTAAATTGTGCTGCTGAGAAGTCTGAACCATAAGATGATATGGTTGGTATACCTACAACATTCAAATTCTCACCAGTTGTGTATCCAAAACCAGGATTTTGTAGTCTAAATCTTGAAATACTATTACCAACACCTATTTCTACTGCAATAGATGCACCTATACCAGTACTTGAACTCTCTAATCTTATGTCATCATACTGACCTGGCAGATATCCTAGTCCTTCTGAGTTAGAAACAGATACTAATATACCTTTTCTTGGAAGTCTGTTAGCATTTACATCATCATCTGACAATACCTCTGTAACGCCAGGTGCTTCATTACCAGTAAATCTCACAGACGTAATACCTGGTGATGGAGAACTCAAGAAGTTGTAGTCTACCTCTGGTTTCTGGAAGATATTGTTTATCAATATAGCACCAAAGTCGCTAGTGATACCAGTAGTATTACTACCACCTTCTGTAAGTGTAAATGTCTTTCCTATACCTGTAAAATTCTGTGATATATCATCTAATATAACATTACCAGCATAGTCAGATCTGATAAATTGTCTACCATGGAAAGAAGAACCCTCTACAATGTCAGCAACGATTAGTTTGTGAGTTCCTATACCAGCATTTGTTAAAGTAATAGCAATACCAACCAATGCCTCACCTTTTGTAGCAGCAAAAGAAAAGTTATTTGCAGCGTTTGTTATGATGAAATAATCATCGTTTGCAACTAACGGTGATGGTGGGTTCAAACTTCTAATTTTTACCTTAGTACCAGTCTGGAAAACTTCAGTCAAAACACCAAACGTATTACCAACAAAATCACTGGAGTCAATACCTACAGTTTGTCTTGTACCACCAAATGGTACATCAGCAAATGTTATCTTATCATCTACAATATTATAATCACCAAAAACTAACTGCACAGTATCACCAGCAGAGTGTCCCTGCTTTGTAGTACCCATCCAGTTTCTGTCTAGCAATAATTTATTCTGTACACCATTGAAATGAAGAGCAGCAATACGAACTATTTCATCGTTGATCTGTAGAAGATCATACTGTTTCATGAATGAAGCATCTGTGACATTCGCTTCTCTATTAGCGATATTCACTAATGTTGTTGTTGAACCATTTCTCTTATATACAGGTGACTGTATGATATCATCAATCGCTATTACACACTTTGAATTCTTGTCTATTGATGTAAACGTATGTGTTACACCAGCACCAACAGTTGTCAGACCAATAGGACTTCCTGCCTTTGCTAATGCTTTAGTTGCAGCAACCTTAAAATTATTTTCACTTACTTTGATAACAAATACATCTTGTGGCAATGTGGTTGCAGCACCAACCCCATTCAGTCCATGTTGTATACCTACTGGTCTACCAGATAAGTCTGTGTCTGCCTGATATTTTACTTGCTCTCCAGTTATAAAGAAATGATTTTTGATAACAAAAGAATCATCACCTAACAATACTTGTGCGTTATCAGACCCATCAAACTTTTTATGAAACAATGGATCACCATCATGAGTCAGATTGAAAGACTGTACAAAAGTCTCTGACTCTGTGTTGAACTGTCTATTTACGGAACCTAATTGAAATGACATTAGCTGAGTGTTATCGTGTTGTCGTCTGCGACGTTATCTGGTTTGTCTATTCTTATTTCAGAAACTCGTACAACATATGCTTTGCTTGCTGCTGGAGTAAATCGTAAGAGTGCGTTGGTGCCACTAGCAACCATGTTCATAGCACGTATATCACGTTTAGGATTATCTGCTGTAGACAGATTATTGTAAACGTTGAAGTTGATACGACTATCGAAAGCATTCGCTGCCACATTGAAGCAAGAATACTTATTGTCAGTAGTATTATGTATTTCTACAAAATACTTGAATGATGTAAAGTTACTGAATGATTTTGTTGATAGAGTTGTCTCTGTAGGAGAACCAGAAGCAGATATCTCTGTTCTAGTTGCATGTAACTGAGCATCTCCAATATCAATATTATCAACGCTGGCACCTGTAGCAGTTGTTGCTACACCAACCATAGTGGTCAATGTCTGCACTGTGACTGCTGTGTTAGCGTTAGGTGTATATCTAAGTTTGATTACACCAGCATTCTGTATAATATCAAAACTACCTACCTTGTCACCACTGTCCATGTTACCAAAGTCAGTGTATAACATACCAGCACCATTTGCTAAGAAGTTGTATTCTTCAATCTCCTTATCATCAGCACCAGTGTGAACAACTATAATATTACCTGATTTGAATTCTGATCCATCAATGTCCTGTAATGTCACAGTTGATGGACTTCCACTTGATGCAAATACAGAACTTACACCAGACTTGACAACGTTAGAGTATGAGGTAGTACCTGTGCTGACCTGCTTTCCTATGATCTCCTTATAGAAAGTAACATCATAAGTCAAGGTGGTATTATAAGGACTGAATGACACAGATATAATATTACCATTCTGCTGGAGTATGAACTCACCAAGATCAAACGAGTCAGACAAGTCTGAGTATTGGTTTAGATAAGCATCAGATCCATTATGGAATACAGTAAATTCACAATACTGTGTTGTGTTGTATGCTAACTGTAATGCAGCATCAAGAACAACTTGTGCATGATATTTGATTGCCTGAGGACCTGAGGGATTAGCAATATCAAAAGCATCAATTTCAACAACTCTCAATAGGTTAGGATCTGAGTAGAACTGTGGTGAAATATCATCTATCTCTAGTACACGGTTAGTCAGACATACAAGTGATTGGTCAAATCTAGTAGACTTGAACACCACCTCATTACTTACAGATAAGTCAGGAGCAGGGTTCTCATATACAAGATCGTAATCATGATAATTCTTGAGTGCACCCTCACCGTCTATAAGAACAACAGATGCAGAAGCAGTTCCTATAGCAACGATACCATTACCAGTGCTACCAAGACCTACAGGTACAGATGATATAAGAAGATCAGAGTGTTTCTTGAATCCAGCAGGGTGTGCAAGTGAATCAACTGGTTCACCCCATGATGATATACCAACTTGTGATCTTAGTGAATATGCAAACTGCTGATAATAATCATTGTCTTGTATTCTTTGATCTCTGTTAGATAATTTACCAGTATCTTTTTCCCATCCAAATGGTTTACTGTGGAATACACCTACATCAAATGATCCTTCATAATCTGCTAGTTTGTCGATAGTACCACCAGCATTTGATAACTGACCTATTAGACTGTCACCTGTACTGAATCCAACTATATTATCAACACGTAGAACGTTTCTTGATTTACCTTCTCCAGTAATAACCTTTGCTACCTTTCCTCTAGATGTAGTAACAGTCTCACCTTTGAAGAACTCACCTTCTTTTAGACCAACATCAAACTTAGCAACATCCTTCTCATTAGATACTGAACCATATGTACCAAGATCATAATTACCAGGATCTACATCTACATCATATTGTATAGTTGCTTGGTTGACTAATCCAGTCGCTTGATTGACTGATTTCAATGTAAAGAACTCATATCCATAAGTTGATGAATTATATCCATGACCTGTTGTCACACCTACGTTCTCAACAAAAACTCTATCACCAACTGTAAATGGTATAGGATTACTTGCATCGTATCCAGTGGTTGGTGTCTGTAGTGTCACAGTGACTGTAGGAGCACTATATGTGACGGTAACAATACCAACACCGTTAGTATTATTGACAGAGAATAGACTGTTATCACCACTTCTCAAGTTACCACCACCACTGATTACCTGTACATCAGATACTGATGATCCACTCAACTCTGCTCTGAATTGAGTAAGACTATTTTCTTGTTTTGTCTTAGTATTGAATAAAACAAGGTCAGGTGCAGTCAGATACTTACCACCTGTAGATGTAATTGCTACAGTGTCAACTGAGAAGTTATCTTTTAGGAATACAACCTGTGGCATTGCTGCCTGTGGTTTTAGTGTCTTATCAGAAGGATAATCAAAACCAATGTCTATAAGTTGAACTTCATCAAGTCTACCAATATCATTTCCTCTTGCTTCTATGAGTGCTGATCTACCAGTTGTACTCGCTACTGAAACTTGAGGTATATCTTTGAACCCTACACCACCAGACACAAGTTGAACTTGTGCTATAGGACCGTGATCGTTCTGTGATTGAGTTGTATATGACATCACAGCAGTGTTGGTAGTATAACCTACTCTTTCTGCTTCTTGATCTATAAAGTAATCAAAGGAGTTGCTGGTTACTGAGCTGATTGTGCCCTTACCAGTGAACTCACTAGGTATAACAATTATCTTAGTATAATCATCAATATCTTTATTAGTTTCAATAATTTTTGATACGTCTTGAGATGCCAGTTTGTAATATACAACCTTAGGTGCTTGTGGTGTGAATCTTATAGATGCTTTACCACCAGCTTCACCATGTGCTGCTGTATATGTAATCTCCATAGCAGAAACACCAGATCCTACAAATTGCTTCTTGAACTCTGAGTCTTCGTAAAACTCTAATTTAGTATTCTGTAATGAACCATTAGAAACATCAAATTCTAACAAGTCACCTTCTCTAACCTTTATGAGTGGGTTGATAGATGAACCTATACTTACAAATCTAGTAGCAGAATTATAAGACATACTAAGAGAACTTGTACCAGTAGAGACCACTGACAAGTCAATGATATCAAGGGGTCTCAGGGTATGTTCTTCATTAGTTGTAGCAGTAACCTTGACAATGTCTATGTCACCTGTGATTTGTCCTCTGACAGTCTGGAAGAAGTGTGTGTTACCAATACCAGTCTGGTCTGGGTAGAAGAAGACTCTTTCTGAGGATGATCTAATTCCAGCAACAGTTGTTACGATACCTACTAGATTCTGATCTATAACATAACCATATACTTCTGATGGTAAAGGTGCAGACCAACCAGATGCAGTACCAACGCCAGGTGCCTGATATGAAATAGTTGTACCAGCACCAGGTGAATATGAAAGTTTCTCACCATGCTGAATACTATGTCTTGGTAAGAAGATTGTCTGTGTTGGTATCTTACGTGTACCAAAATCTTGTGATGTAATAGTATGACCTATACCAGCTCCTGCTGATAAACCAGCACCAACTACATTTGCAGCATCAAAGTAAACTGTGTAATCTACAGGTGTTTCTGGGCAACCTGATAGTGGGAATGTAAATTCATTTACTAACTTCTCAACTTTACTGAATACTGTGTGTCCTGTACCAGCAGTTCCATTTTGTATTCTTAGACAATCTATCTCATTCTGTAATGTGTCAATACCAAATATCTTCAACTCTTCATGATCAATTCTAATGATGTCATTTACTTTGAATTTGTTCACATCATCAACAAGTCTGATGCTGGTAGTAAGACCTGAGTTGCCACCACCACCTAATGTTTCTATAGCACTTGCAATTCCTGAGATTACTCTAGGAACTGTAATTCTATGCATACCCTGTATTACATCATGCTCTGTTCCAGATACATTTCTTATGTTTACATCTGTTCCAGTAAGGAATCCATGAGGTACAGTTGTTATACCTGTAATCTGTCCAGGAGTGTATATAAAAGTTGTGTCTGGTAACCGTTGTACTGTTGTCGTGATATTATTGAGTTGTGGTCCGTAAATTTTGAGAACAGATCCAATTGCACCAAATCCATCGGTTCTTTCATTATCAAATAATAGAGCGTCACCAACACGATACTCGCTACCGCCATCGATAAGGTCAATTCCACTAACACTACCACTGCTTGCACGTATGATTTTGGAAGCGAGTTTTGTGTTCTTCTGAGAATTCGAGATAAATTCATAATCATTGATATTGTAAGGTTTGACGTTTCTAATTAAACCGTATGATACAGGATCTACATCTTGATCAAAGTCATACCCTAGATTTAGTGGTTCAACTTTAGATTTGTATGAGTCACCCACTACATATGGGAATACTGGAACTCTAGCACGGTTGAATGGGTTACCAGCATTAGCAACTTGAGATGGTTGTACAGTTGTGTAGTATGCATATACTCCATTTGGATAGTCTGGTGTTACACCAAATCTACCATTGTGCTCATCTAGATCACCTTTACCAGGTGTGTATGTGAAATCTTCTACAAAGAATCCAGAAGGATATTCTGAGATAGAAGGTCCGTTAGTTCTTTCACCAGTCAACTTATCGTAAGATGACTTGATATAATCTAATCCACCACCACCATCTGCTTCCTTGTAAACGTAAGGACCGTAGATTGGGTTACCGTCATATGCCCAACCCAAGATAGGAGAGTGTTCACTTCCATTGTCACCTAGGTATGTTCTTAGATTACGAGGAACATAATAGTTTACATATGGGTTACCTAATTCAGAATCACGTTGAACCTCATAGAATCCATCATCAGGCATGACGTCATTTATCTTTGCATATCTCTCTACCTGATTGACTGTCCATTCTTTTACATTAGATGAGAATATAGCACCATCACCAGGTGTTTCTGCTTTTACAGTTGTTGCTGACTGTGTATAGTTTGCACCCTTTTCAATCATATTGATTGCAACTATCTTACCACCAGATACAACTGCCTTTGCCTTTGCACCTACACCATCACCAGTGATTATTATATCAGGGATACTGACAAAGTTCTCACCACCTGATTTGATTATTATTTGATCTACTCTACCATTGATAATGAATGGTTGTAAGAATGCTTTGTCACCTATGACTGCTGTGACATCTGGTTTGAAGTCATCGTTTATAACCTTAGATCCAAAGTCAGTTCCTTTATTATTGACATGTGCTCCTATAATCTTACCACGTATCAATGGTTGTGCTGTAGCATTGAATGTACTAATTCCCTGTCTACCATTGATAACAATGTTGATGGGAGGATCTTGGAATGTATGTACACCACTACCTGTAGATGTTATATCAACATGGTCTGAAAGATCTTCTGATGATGATAATCTAAAGGAGTTTGCATCAATCTTTATAACATAATATTCTGAGTTATTTGTTAGACCAGCAGCAGCTCCTATAGATGAAGAGTACTTTATCTTCTCTCCTGATTCAAAACCATGTCTATCAATATTGATATGGTCAATATAAGTGTTTATACCAGATATAGTCTCTAGTCTTCTATTGTAGAATAATCCAGAATTTTCTATACCAATTTTATCTACAGTAAGTCTTCTACGAGTTGTTTTGAACTGATGTAATCCACCACCATTCTGTGATATAGGAATAGTTCCTATACCTAACAATGCTTCATTCTTAGACTCTGATAGGAAGAACTCATGGTCGTTGATTTTTACTACAAAGTATGGAGATGTATCAACTAATGTGCCAGGTGTAGTTCCTATCCCTATGGGTGTACTACTATTGGTGGTGTATATAATCTCTTCTGTATCTACTAATCCATGAGGGTCTGAGAATACAAATCTATCAGTCGCAGTATTTACGATACCTCCTTGTGAGGTGCTGTCAAACTCCAATGTGATTGGAGCAATCTTCATAACTGCTTTTACAACTGCATCTTTATTGTTTCCACCTACGATTGATACTGTTGGAGTCTCCAAATAATCTAAACCTGGTGTTTCTACAAGAACATCGGTAAGTTCTCCACTCATCTGTGCTATAACAGATGCTCCGACCCCAGAATGTCCTACCTGTGTCACAGATAGACTAGGAGGGTTTATAACATCATAATCATCACCAGTGTTAAGAACATCAACACTTTCTAATGTTCCAAAGTTTACAGTGTCTGTTGCTTTGTATGAATATATCTCAACACCATTAGCAAATAAACCTACTCCACCCTGTTTAGTCTTCTCATGGTCGTCAGCATATACTGGTTTAGGGAATTTACGTAATAGTTTTTGAGGTCCTATCTCAGTACTATAAAAGAGACTTGGTGTAAGATTATGAACTGAAAGAGATGCTAAGTCTGTAGATGTAAACGCAGTTATATATTTTCCACTTCTAATATTCTCAGGAGTATATGCAAGAGCAATGCTATTTGGAGTAAGTCTCTTTACATAATATGACTCACCTACATTGAAGTTAGTAAGTTTATTTCCTACCGCTACTGTGTAAGTAACAAGATCACCATCATAGTAATTATGATCTGCAATATTGATTGTTGTACCTAATGACTCATTGACAGTATCAAATAATCTTATTCTTTTCTGTGGATTGATTGTCCAGTGAGGGATGGAGTTGGACGCAACAAACACATTCTCTGAAGAATCAGAGTAACTGTTCTGTATGTCAGCAGAGGCACCGAGATTAGTCTTGATTTTTCGTCGTACATAATATTCCTTCAGTTCTGATAGTGTTCCACATGTTACAGATACTCTAGTGTCAGATAGTAGTGCTACAACTGATCCATTCAGTATTACACCATCTGCATCTACTATTTCTATCTCGTCACCAAAGTACAATGAGTGCTCTGCATTCAGAGTCAACTCATAACTTGATGATGATAGAGTTCTAAAGGTTACAACATTATACTTGGGAGATACATTATGAATCCAACTAGACCATCTTAGACTATCCTGTTCCTTTCCAACAGTCTTTACATTTATAGAACTATCTTCTACTTGGTTCAAAGCAGAACCGTTGAATTTAGTAAGAGATCCTACTATCTCAACAGTCACTAAGGTATTATTATCATACACATAAGCGTCAGGTCCTTGTGTGATTGTAGTACCTAACCCTATAAGAGTTCCTGTGCTTGTTATGCCCGTGAACTGTGTGTAGTTCTTTCCTGTATACGAGTAAGAAACGTTCCCAATATTGAATTTACCTGAGGTGTCGAAGCCCACAGTGCTATCAACATTAATAACAGTAGATCCAACTGGAGTACTTGATGTAACATAGGTTTTATTCTTTTGAACAAATTTTCCAAAGGTTGTTCCTTCAGAAATAGCGAAACTGTAATATGTTTCACCATTAATTATACTACTACCTACGTTGTATATCGACCCACTGGTCTGTGGGTTAGTGTTCTGAAACAATGTTTGTCCAGATAATTTTTGAGCATCACCCTGAACCTGTTTTGCAATTATAGTTTCTGTTCTAATGTAATCTGCATCTGATGGTTTGATCAAAAACTTTGCTGGTTGAATCATCTCAACCTTTTCACCATACAGTGCACCAAATAATATCTGATATGCTTCTTCTGTTCCCTTCGTACGATAGAAGTCTTTTGCCTGTCTTATAAAATTACCCTTAGAAACCTTTCCATGTAAACTTCTCTCAGTAAAACCAGGTAGCACCTGTGTTTTTAGTTTCTTATAGAAATTTTGTAGAAATACAGTGCTAAGATTCTCTACACGTGAATTAGCACCATGTGTTCCTATACCTGTTTTTGTAAATGTTAGATATTCTGGTTGATTGGTTTTTTTATTATTCTCTATACCACTGAAACCTCTTATACAACCTGTAAATGTTGTCTTTCCTATACCTGTGTAAGTAATGATCTCATTATCAATTTTCAACAAACCGTAAGAGTTTGGCCACCCGTCTGTAGAGTCAACATATATCGTATCTTCTTTACCTCTGAGATATTGAGATAGTGAAGTGAATCCGATTAGGTTCCTATTGTTTAGAAAGTCTAAACCTTTATAATCTACTAAATTCTCAGCAATATCAACAGGTCCCCCTTGGAATTCCTGAGAGAGATAATATTGTTTTAAGAAATTACCGAAGTTAGGATTATCGGCATCAATGAATTCAGGTATTTGACTCTGAACTACTTCATTGATCTTGACTCTAGATAACGAGGTTTCTATCATTAGTATCCGCTATTGCTTGTTGTCTGTGCTGTATCAGTAATCTGCTGACTTGCAACTGTATGTGTTGCACCTGTCATCTTGTTTCCTCCTGCCATAACATGGAATTCTCCATAATATGGTTGCCCATTCACATATCCCACTAAAGTTGTTTCTGTAGTAGTACTTGTGATAATTGCTCCTCTAACCTTTTTATCTGCAAAGTAACTTGACTCTGGAAGATATCTAGAACCTGATGTATTAGCACCAGTAGAGATGCTATCTATCCTTGTGTAGAAGTCACTCTTTGATATATCAAACTGTAAGTACAATTCGTTTTTAGCAAGAACATCATTAGACTGAGGTACTGCTTCTACCTCAATTACATCATCATTCTCTATTGTTGATGTGATGTTTACTGTGTCTAATACTATCTCACCCTCCTTGTAATCAATACGTCCAAAGTTATTTGATATAACCTTGATGCTCTCATCATTTAGAATCTGGAACATGAATAGTGTTCCTGAGTCCTCATTGACCTTTATATCACTAAAGTAACAAGTACCCACCACATCAGATACATTGAATCCAGTTGAGTGAATATTGTATTTCTCATTTGGTGCATATATCTGATTCAAGAAACATAATTCATATTGTGCGAATTGGTTTATCTTAGTATTGATATTCCTTCGCATTTTTACTAACGTTATGTTAGAGGTGATAGAAGTATCTACATTGTCTATAACTGACAATACTTTACTATAAGCAAATCTGCCACCAAACTTATTGAGTTCAGTGCCTGATGCATATTGTGATAGTGAAGTTATCACATCTGTCTTTAGATTATCAGGATCACCTACAAAGTTTGAGTTGTAGTAAATATACGAATCAATCTCCACATACAAGAATTTTAGATCCACAAATGATGGAACTATTCCTGCTATGGAATAATTCTTCAGTGAATTGAGTAATTGCTTCTTTGTTAGTTCTGACAAGAACGAACCATTCTTTGGTTTTGCTGCTATGAATACCCTACCAAATTGTGGTGGATTGAGATCCTCACCACCATAGGCACTCACAGATTCTATATTTGGATATATTGATGGTAAGATCGCTTCATAGTCATTAGCAGTCACTGCTCTATGCTGTGCTGCATATAAACGTGGAGCATAGTATTTGACAGACTCTACTGGTTCTATCTCATCACCGTTAGCAGATTTTTCATTAGCAGAAAGGAACATTCTAAAGTCTGTTTCATCAGCACCATCTTCATCTTTTATAAGACCAGCAAAATTGAAGTTTTCTATACCATTTCCTGCTTTACCATTAGTCTTTATGTAACTAATATCAATTATATTTCCTGAATCTAATTTTTTACCGAATACATCATCACCAAATAAGAGTTCGTACTTCTCATCTGTTGTCTCTTGTAACAAGTAGATATTAGATGTTGATGTAATTCCTATAATGTTATCTACTAACTCATAACTTGTTGTTGTATTATCAGAAGCACTATTCCTTATCTTTACACTAATTGTAGAAGTGTCTATACCATCATTAGGTAAAACATATCTCTCACTAGGATTGTTATTGTCTACAACATATGAGTTAGTAACATATTGACCTTGATATATTACCATCATACCTCTAGATGCTCCATTGAAGGCATTGAATGACACAGCCTCAGGTAGAGAGAAGACATAGTTTATATTTGATACTGTACCGTTTGCAATTACACCTGGTTGAAATGTTATCTGTTTTGTTGTGGATGTTATACCTGATGCATTGAAATTGACAGTTGCTCTCGCTGCTCTTCTAGATCTTGGAACATAACCTATATTTCTTGCTAATGATACTACATTCTCTCTTAGAGTGGCACTATCAATGAATGTCTCATTGATCGCCATATTGGTATTGTATGCTGTCGTATATGAGTTATACGCTAATATGTCAATTAGGATAGAAAGGTTAGACCCTTCAAAATCCATATCTTTGAATTGAGTATTTGCTCTAAGGTAATCCTTTATGGATGACTTTATATCCTCAAAGTTTAAGTTTGTAAATTGCTGTAGTGCCATTATAACCTAGTTGGTTCTAAAATAAATTGGACATTCTGTGAGGGTGAATTTAGTCCCACAATCTTGTATTGTATAGAAACATCCAAAGCATTTTGTTCTGGTCTGCTTTCTACTACGACTTGTTGTAAAATTACTCTTGGTTCATACTGGTTTATGACCATTTCTATTTCAGTTTGAATTGGTTCAATATAATCATCATTTGCTAATTCAAATAGAGAAGAAGTAATTCTAGTGCCTAAATCAGTATTGAAAAATCGCTCACCAATCTGGGTGCGTACAAGGTTCTGCACTGCACGTTTGATTGCATCTTCATTTTTTAGCATTATAATATCATTCGTCACAGGATGACGTTTGAAGGTCAAAGATATATCTCTGAATGGTTCTGATGTTCTCTGTAGTGGCACTATTCCGTCGTGGAAGGAGTTCTCGGTATATTTATCTATTTAGTGCCACAAAAAAAGGGTTCGCACGGAACCCTATTCATGTCCTAGGTATCTTACTTCTACATCTTTGGGGTGTGGCCAACCGTTTTCGTAGAATTCGTCTGCCAAATCTTGAGTGACTTCTTCCATTTCTTCTTCGGATATGCTCTCATGTGTCTTGACCCCGTCGACGTAGATATCGTATCTGTCGTCCATTCCTATATTTGCATACTCAATCGTATATAGAGAATTAGATTATTCTATTCTTCTCGTGACCGACTCTGCATTTAGGATCTACCCATATTTCATATCCTGCTTTCTGTGCATCTAAACAGAATGATACATCTTCTCCACACATGTCTTGTACTTCACCAGATTCAAATACTTGCATCTGTGGTGCAAACCATGGATACTTCATTTGTTCATTCTCAAACACACCATGCTTGATTAGCAACCAACCAAATCCAGAATAGTCAACTGTAAATGGTTTTCTTCTCTTTTGTATACCATCTAACATCTCGTGGTTCATTACACCACCATTTGCTTTGAAATCTTCTTCTTCCATCCAATGTGCACAGGATGTGGTGTTTCCGTCCTCTGTGACGTACCAACCACCTGCTATGTCCTTATCCATCCAAAGAAGTCTATAGAACTGTTCTAGACCGAATACGATGTCGCTGTCGATCCATAACTGATAGTCATACTTCAACTTACCATCCCATGGTAACTGATCAGGACCTCTGAGAACATTTGCTCCTAGACACTTACATCTGGCAAAGTTTACCATAGATGAGTAGTCTTGCGATATTTGTAGAGTACCGCCCTTCTGTACAATCTCAAATGCTAACTGTACAAAGTTTTTTAGATAGACGTATGAAACAGTTCTACCTGGTAAACAGAATATGAAAGTTTTGCCCTTGACTAACTCTCTTGCTGCTTCTATAGAAAACTCATTAGACTTTTCTGTTTTACCACTATTTGCTGGTGGTGTGGTGACCACTTTGAATCCTTTTGCCATTCCGAAAGATCTTTCAATTCATTATACTGCGTTATTTAGTATACGTCAACGCGGTACTTTGCGGAGAAGTTGAGTGCGTCACAAAAGTCATTTACCATAGGCATACCCCTTATATTCAATGACGTATTCAAAAGCACAGGACAACCTGTATGCTCATACCACACCTCTAGGATCTCCCTGAGGATGGATTCTGATGATTCTGGTACAGTTTGTACTCTAGCACTATTATCGACGTGTAGAACCGCAGGAATGTCGTGTGGACGCTTACATTGATAAACATACGACATATATCTCGAATGTCCTGGCATTTCAAAATAATCGGTACAATACTCTTCTAATATCGCAGGAGCGAAAGGTCTGAACTTCTGACGCCTTTTTATCGCATTTACTTGGTGTTTTGTTGAAATTTTGCGTGGATCCGCCAATAGACTTCGATTACCGAGAGCACGAGGACCAAACTCACTACGGCCATTTGCAACCCCCACGATTCCTTCTGAGAGGAGTTTTGCGACGATTTCATTAGGATCTGGTTTTCTATTGATATTATAACCTAAGAATGGCGAGAATTGAACTTTTTCGCCATATGGAATCAATGCTGCTCCTAAGGCACCTCCAGCATCGCCTGGATTCGGCATAATCCATAAATTGCACATTTCCCTTAGTTTGGTGTTTACAACGCAGTTGAGAGCGACTCCACCGCCATAGCAGATGTTATTTGAGTAAGTTAGTGCTATTTCAAAGATTTTCTTCAATTCATACTCTAAAACCACTTCTGCACTCTTTGCAATGTCGTGCGGAGCACCATGTAACTCTTTTATGCCCTTATGGTTGTTTTGGTGCAATAATGCGGAAACTTCGTCAATATACTTCGCTTCTCCGTACGCTGCCATGCCCATGAAGATATATTCCTCATCTAACGGTCTCAAACCCGCCCATTTCGTCAATGCGGAATACCACAGTCCAATTGACTTGGGATATCGCATATTCCATACTTTTTTGTATTTTGCCTTACCATCAACCATTTTTGCAGTCCAGATCGAACTACAGTCCCATTCTCCGATACTATCGACCACCACACATGCTGCTTCATCAAAAACACTGGTCTGAAACGCAGCAGCAGCATGAGACATGTGATGTTCGCAATAATGCGTTGGTTGCATGCATAATTCTCTATTTCGCCTCCATGCCTTCTGTCCTGCGGTAAATTGGCGGATTCTCTTGGGTAGAGGTTTCTCATAGAAGGATATTACGTCATCAAAGATATTTAATGCTTGAGCAGTCGCAGCAGCTTCTATACACAACTTTTTGTCGTGCTTTTTTCTCGAAAAACGTTCTCCATGCGTGGCATAGGTAATTACACCGCCATTGACACACGCAACAGCACTATCATGGAATCCTTCGGAGAAACCAATCATCTTCCTTCACTCAAATCCTCATAGTCGTTATCTTCGTCCAACATTGCGTCATATTCGTCATCTTCGTAAATATACGGGTCTTCTTCTCTAATCTTCTTTAGTTTCCACCATGTAGCGATTCTATTCAATGGCCAGATCATAATTTACTCCACTGTTCGGGAAGATCACCGAAGTAATCCTTGAAATGTATATAGACGGGTTTCAACATGTTCAATCCGTACTCTTTTACCTCTTTTGGCATATGCATGATATCAGACTCCCACTGATCGTCCAAATATTGGATTCTAGGAGCATTAGGACCTACATCGGGCACATATGCGTTTGGGTGCACTTCCTTTATCTCATAATCGATAAAATCCGATAATTCCTTCGTTTCCCCATTCCAAAATTCCTCCATAATCGTCATATGGCAATTTTCGAGTCCAAACGCTTCTACAAACTTTAGAAAGAACTGTACATACCCAAAATCGACTCCCATCTTCATAAATTGCCTAACTGGGTCTTTAGGATTTTGTTTTTGACGCAAACTCCACAATCTGCGTAATGGATCACGGAAGACAACGTGAATTTTTACGTCAAACACGGATTTGAGTGCTGGAGCGTACTTCATCAGAAATTCTGGAGAGCATTGTCCGTTAGGATTGGAAAAATCACTCACTGCCTTGTAATCGTGTTTTATAAAGTCCCAATGCTTGATATAATACTCAATATACTTCTCTATCGTAAATGGAGGACTCCAAAAATACTTTATTTCATCTTCTGTCCAATTTCCACCAATATATTTCGACTCATGTGTGAATATCTTCGGTTTTCGGTTCGTAGTTGATTGTTTTGAAGGTCCAAAGAATTGTTTGTAGAATTTGACCCTCTCAAATGTGTTTCTGGTCTCAGATAAGTCCATCAACCACAAATAACCCTTCTCTTTGCGATGACCACTGTGACAATACTTATTGTACCACCCTAATGTATAATATAATGGAGTTGTACCAGACCATCCGGTTCCAACATTCAGAAATAGGGTGGGTTTCATTACGAGTGATACTTTATCGAGATTTGCTCGGCAGTATAATCAGTTTTCAGTCCTGCCATAATCATTTGTTGCATTTGGTCACGTTTTTCCTCTGCTTGCTTCTTTGTCAATACAGAAAAAACAATCTCATTATCTAGGTAGACGTCATAGGACATTTGTTCCACCATAACTACTGTATATATGTCTAAACCAACATTATTATTGAATCCTGGCGTAGGATGGGCAGCGACCACTCCCTTCCACTATACTTTGACGCTTGATAACAAATATGCACACATGGGACACCTGAAAGAGAACTGGTATCTCAAAAGATTATGCGAATATCCAAAATACGAAGATCATTTCAAAGAAATATACTGTTCTGGTCAAAATTTATACAATAAGCGTCCTTCTAATCATCCTTGGGGTCAATACCTGTCGCAAAAAAACAAATTTGCGGTCAGAACTCCGCTAGACCCGTATTTGGCATGTCCTCCGTCAATAGAAAACTACATTTCTTACTGGAAGAGTCATTGGGAGACAGTAAAAGACACTTATGCAGCAGTTTGCGACTTCACAAACGGAAATTATGCACTTCCATACGAATTTTGGGCGGAGGTTGCTCCTAAATTGCGAGAACACTTCAATGTAAAGGTCACTTTTCAGTTTCGTGACCCAGTAAGACGCTATTTTTCGGAAGTTGGTAGTTTATTGAACAAAAAATTTGAATATTCCGTCGAACATAAGGAAGATATGAAGACTAGATTCCTAATTCGCAAGAAATTACACAAACAACTGTTCTTTCACCTTCTAAAACAGGATTGTTGTAGTTCTTTATGTGATTTCTCCGGAGCATACAGTAAATTTGCCTCTGTATTCGGTGTAGAAAATACTTATGTTACTATAATGGAAGATTTGTGGGATAAAAATCAAGAAAAAGAGCAACTCGAAGCACTAAGTAACTTTTTGTCGTATAAAATTACAAAACTTCATGACAATTGTTACGTTCCCAACATGGGAAGTCGTGCTCCTCACCTCCCATTCCTACAAGATCAGTGGGAAAGTGATATAGATGACCTAGAAGAGCAGGATTTGCATAGTGCTCACCTTTACATGGCTAGATATTACACAGATTTCAAAAATACCTTTGGGTATCTACCTTCATCATGGAAAAAATAGCATTTCAACAGACACATATCATGACAATGATCATGTTTCGTAAGTTGTTCAAGGACAAATATCAGAGATCCTTCAAAATAATGATGAGTTGTCCATGTTATTAGTCACATTAGGTTGTTCATGGACTCGTGGTGTCGGTGTGGCATACAAGAAAGGCATGAATAAAGAAGAATATAAGGATAAAAATGATGATGACATCCTCTGTGATGAATTATCCTTCCGAGGATTGCTTACAAAGAAGTGGAAGTGCACTAATCTCAACTTTTCACAGATGGGTAGTAGTAATGATAGACAGTTTCGTAGAGCAACCACCTACTTCAAGAAGAAACCTAGAGAAAGAGTCATAGTATTATGGGGTATCACCTCAGTTTTCAGGCATGAGGTATGGTTGACAAAGAACCATGAAGGTAAAGCAGGGTATCAGAACGTATTATATGGTCATGGAATGAATCGAGATGTCAATATGAAGCATAAAAGGTTTGATGTCAACAATCATTTGGAGTGGCACTTCGATAAAAAGCAAAAAATCAAAGAACTTTCACATAAGATGAGACATTGGAACCTCTTTTTTGAGGGATTAGGTGTTGAAAACTACTGGTTTGACACATTCAACCATCATGACTACCCTATTCCTGTAGATAGGATGCTGTTCAATGATAGAAAATACAGAGATTTGATGTCTATACTATGTGAAGACCTTGAATTTGATAATTATGACCCTGATGAGTACCATGTTTCGCAGTTCAACAACGATGATAGTAGAAGAATGAGGTTTTTAGAGAAGAAAGAATTAGTAAATCCTTACTCATACCACCCAACTCGTGAAGCACATGCTAGAATAGCAAAGTTATTCGACGAAGTAATCAAAATATGAACCTTATAACACTCGGATGCAGTTGGGTTTTTGGTATTGGGTCATATTATGATGCAGAAAACCCTGTCGACAAGGCAACATACAAGGCAAAATTCAAAAAAGAAGGTGGAAAAGGAGATTATGTAGATGATACATGTTGGAGACTCAAACTTTGTGATGAATTGAACCTTACAAACATCAATATTTCTAAGGGTGGGTCATCAAATCAGTCACAATTCCGTCGTGCAACCAAATATTTTGCAGAAAATGAGGTAGATTGGGAAAATACTGCTGTCCTATGGGGTATTACATCCATCTATCGTGATGAATTATGGTTCAATAGACTCAAAAGTTACTCATCTGTGTCATTCAATCAAGCAAAAAACGATCCTACTAACCGATTGAGAGAAAGGGAGAAGACTGGTTTCGATACTTTTGCTTATTTCAAGGAACATTTTGACGAAAAAGTATTTCTGAGAGACTTGACAAACAATATACTTCATTGGCAGCACTATTTTGATGCACTCGGAGTGCCCTATGCATTCTTTGAGACACTGAATACTACTGGTGTCATACCAAATCCTGCATTAGAAGAAGATATGTGTACGACTCTGGCACGAAGAAATGGTTGGAGAGGTAATAAAGACAAGTTCCATTTCTCAGACTGGTTTGATGACTGCCATCGGATTGATTTGCTACAGAGAAAAGGAATGGTAAACCCTCATTCATTCCATCCGACGAAGCAGGGAAGTATTGATATTGTAAAATTCATGAAACCGATTGTGGAGAAGATGCTGTGATAGTCTGGGGAGTCATCTGGATGATAGCAATTCTGCTCATAATCGTGTCTTGGTATATCTACTATATACTGAGTATGGCTTATAAGGAGATGAATGATGGGAGTGATGGTTCCACCAAGTCGTAAGAGTTGTTATAACTTTCGTGTAGTCAAAGTCAACAGAGTTGTCGATGGCGACACTATAGATGTGACGATTGACTTGGGATTTGATTTGATGAAGAAGGAGAGAGTGAGGGTTGCCGGAGTTGATACTCCTGAGAAGAGGACAAGAGATCTAGAAGAGAAGGCACTGGGTATAGATGCGACTAACTGGTTGAAGAAGAAACTTGAAGATACTATAAAAGGAGAAGATGAACTTATTATCAGAACCGAACTCAAAGGTGGCGTGGGTAAGTATGGTCGGCTTCTTGGTTGGTTATATGTTGGGGATGCTACTGTATCACTCAATGAGGAAATGATCGGTGAAGGTTATGCATGGCCGTATGATGGTGGAACAAAGAAGAAAGACTTCGATGAGTTGAGAGACTTACGGATGAGAAGAGGTACGCTCCCGCCTGACGAGGGAGATCCATTACCAGAGTTGATACAGTAATGGAAGTCATACTGATCGGATGTATAACGTTCGTAGCAGTGGACTTGGCACGAGGTTACTTAGGTTATAAAGCATTCATAGCATGGGAAAATAGAAAAAAACAGAAATGAACACCATTTTCATTACAGTATATCTACTCGGATTCTTTGCACTTGCAGGAATGACGTTTGCATTCTTTTTCCGTAGTATGGGAGAAGTCTTCCGAGAAGTCAATAAACCTAAATCACCATATAAAGTTCCGGCACCACATCCCGAAATGGAAGGAGTGAAGTACGGAGAAGAACTTTTAGTATTTAAGAAACCAGATAAAATAGATGATACATCTATGTTGCAAGATGACGAATAAGGTGTTATAGTATAGAGAGACACAACAAGTTTATAATGAAGTCCAAAAAAGGATTCCAATCTGACGTCCAAGCATTAGCGGGACTGAAGGCTGCAAGTGATGCTGCAAAAGCAGCAGGAGAACCATTGATGAGTACTGCTCATCTGAAACCGAATGCTTATACAAAAGCAAAGGCACAAGTCAAGTCTTCCTTCTACTATTATTTCTGGGGAACTGCGACACTTGCAGTTGTCGTGGGACAATTCATCGTGGGCACAGGATTCAGACGTATGGCACAAGCGGTAGATGATCTTGGTGCAACAGCAACAATCCTCATCGAACTTGAAGATCAGAAGAGAAGAGGAGACTATAATTACATAGACTTTCAGTTACCAGAAGACTATGAACCTTCACTAGCAGATCCTGCTGTCCTCAATAACCCACTTATCCAAGCATATACAAAATGATTATACCCTTTATCATTCTCGCTGAAGTATCTGTACTGATATGGTATGGTGCTACAATGCAAAAGTACTTTGATGCACGTAATTCACAATGAGAGATCAATTAGTCAACGCATTACTCGCTCATGCAAAAGGAGACATTGCCAAGCATGTAGCAAACGTAGAAGTCTACCTATCCAACCCTGCTGGTATCGGTGAACATTCAGATATCACAGAAGCAATCGAGAAAGAACTCAATACCATTGCTAAGTATGATGAACAGGTTGCTGTACTGAACAAGTACTTTATTATAAAACCCTAGTAGAATATCTTCTCTCCCTGTTGATTGAATAATGTCTTTGGCATCTTTTCTTCTCTTTTCCACAGGGTACGACGTACTTCAACAGGTGTCTTGCTATAACTGTTCAGATCTACTGGATAGATGTTACCATGATACTTGATGAAGTTCTTTCTTTTATAATCTGTAAAACTGTATTCACTATCTCTCTCAACCAGTTCATCATATAGAGTATACCATTCCTCTCTGGATATAATACTTCCTCCTTTGATATACTGAACCTGATACTGAATACTTCTACCCTCGGCACAAAAAGCAAAGGAGGGCACTTTTATACTCGAAAAATTTTCTCTGGTCAAATTATCCAGTGCGT